TTGTTGTAAAATCCTCACTTTGTTGCACCAAATTCCACGGGCAAACCTCAACCAATCCCGCGCTATTTATGCGCGTTCCGTTGGATGCACGGGTGAAGGATAGGTCGCCCGCACCGTCGGACGGCACCACACTATAAACCGTGTCCTCTTTGTAGCCAGAGGGCACCATTACCAAACTAGCCTGATTTAATAAATCGCTCATTTTTTATAAGTTGTTAAGTTTTCGAAGTAAGCAGCCGATGCCTTCGTAATAGCCACCGTCTGCAGTTACACGCGCTTTATACAACTTAACCAGAGCCCAGCCCTGACCTTTATAAGCTGCACCTCGCGTGCCAATTCCGAGGTTTTGAGTTACTAGCATTTTTTAATAACCGATTACAGAGCCGCTGCTAATTACAAAGCCAGTAATTTTATTACCCTTGCCTGCTGGTAAGTATGCCCCCTGCTGAAAAGTAACTCCCGACATTCCGCGTGCGCTCAGCACATTGGTGGCGGTGCCATTCTCTTGAGTAACTGTAAAGGAAGTAAAAACGGTGTCCTCTTGAGGAACTACCGCGTCGTAACTTACAGAGGTAACGGTTGCAGCCGCGTGGTATTTAAAACCCTGCGAGCCTGCTATAATGTCTGCGCTTGCTTGTGCCATACCTCAAAAATAGCAACGCAATTGCGTAACATTTGCAACTAATTTACACGGTTGCAATAATGTACCATACAGCCCCATCACAGATAATTGTTTTGCTGCCGTAGTGGTTGCCTATTGTAGTGCTGCCTGCTCCGCTTATATTATAACCGTTGCCGCTAATTGTTACAACGTTGCCGTTATTTACTTTAATAAAGTAGTACTTTTTGCCTTTGCTATCTGGCGCAGGTGGTAAATTGATTGTTACGTTGCCATCGGTAGAATCGCAGAGTATTGTTTCGTAACCGTTCGTAATAGTATGCGTTCCTGCTGTGTAGGTAACTGGCGCGTTATGCTCTTGCAGGTGCCAAACCATTTGCTCATCGGCGTAATTGTACTGCACCATTACCTCGTAGCGAGTATTTTGTGTAGGCACTTCAACCGCGCCGCCGTTTGCCTCATTTACTAGGTGATCCAACACCAGAGCAGGCGTGCGCTGTACTGAATCATTTAAGCGGCCGATTTGTTCCTCGTGGTAATTCACGCGATCCTTTAACCCTGTGCCAACTTTAAGCCCTTCGCCGCTAGAGGTTAAACCTGTGTATACTGGAATCAACCCCAACCACTCGCCTGCCCACTGCTCAGAGCGTGCGCTGTATACTGCCCCATTAAACAGCCATTTATAAGTGTCGAAATACAGGGATTTAATCGCTGTCAAAGTTCCAGCATCCACCCAAGTGCCTTGTATAGTTGGGACGAAATCCTTATACAACCCTGCAACACCTTCCCCAAGCATCTCGGTAGGTGATCCGTGGCTTGTGGAATCCCAACCGCCATACCAATCGTCTGCAATTACCCACTGATTGCTGGAGTTGTAGGCCTCAATATTGCCTATCGCGTATTTGCTTGAGCTGTAGTAATATTTCGGCTCTAGAATTATTGGCGTAGAGTTTACAGCGTTTGCACTGTCTGGCGTATAGGTTTCGGTTACGTTAAAAGTAAAATCTGGGTTTTGGTAAGGCGAAGCGTCCCCAAAAGCAACCTGAATACTGCCCCAAAATTCTTTGATTGTAGAATTGTAGCCGCTTGCATTTCCAAAAACATTATAAGTTGTTTTTGTAGCCGCTACCTGTGTAACTTCAACGTTTAAAGTTGTAAATCCTGCAGGCGCTGTGCTTACCTGCTTATCAAACACAAAACTAGTCCACGTTGTGCTCTGTAAATCCGTTTTAATTTTTTCGTATCTTGCGGGCACTACGGTGCCAGTTACCCAGTAAAAATTTGTATTGTCTAGGATTTTTTTGTTACCGCTGGAATCCGTAAGCCAAATTTTAATAGCTACAATACTCTCATCTTCTGGCCCTGTTGGCGAGGTTGTAAAAATAAAGCGCTGAAATTTGATAGCAAACCTAATACGCAGCGGAGCCTCATCTGGATTCGTTCCTGTGGGAATTTGCGTAAACGCTTTGTTTAAAAGCGCGTCGGTTTTGTTTTGATAAGTCCGATAAACTCCCGTCCCTAGCATCCGCTCCGTGTCAACTTGCACGTATTTTGCAGCCGCCTGATAACTCAGCGAAGGCTTCGCGATCCATTGCGGGCGTGCATCGGTTCCAAGTTGTACCGTATGCAAATAGGAGCCAGTCCCAATATATTGCAGAGTATAGGTAAACTGGCGATATGCCACAGTTGTATCTAAATACTCGGCCGCAGAAACTAGCCAATACTGCCCAGATTCCAACAAAAAACGAGCCTGTAAGATATCGCAAAGCTGCGCAAGTGCTGCCTTGCAATCCAGCATATTATTGTCGGCATATTGGAAAGCGTCGACGTCGGTAGCTTTAATATCTTTAAATTGGTCGTAATCGCTCACGAAAGTATTTAGGTCAACCTGTAGCAAGTCGATTCCCTTGCGCACTGCATCCGTTGAGTAAGGAGCCACGGCGTCGCGTAAATAGTCGGTATTTGTAGCGTTTACTACCCAGTAATCTTTGAGAGCTAGCACGTCCAAGCAACGCCTAAATAATTGCGCTACAGTTATTTTGCCATCCGTAAACCACGAGGCTTGCACTTTGTACCCGCTCAAAAGTTCCAAGCCATCCACAGCAGCAAGCGAAATAATCGGCTTGGCTTGTATTGCCTCGCGCAAAAAAGTCATCTGATCCGCGAGCACCCTGCCAACGTGCTGAAGTACGTCATCCTGATAAATTAAGACCGCCCAATATTGCTCAGTATTTGTGGCAATAGCTTTGAACTCACCCAAAATCGTATCGAGTGGAATCACCCAATAGCTTGTACTGCGCGAGGGGCGGATAGCATTTTGATAAAAAGTATCGCCTTCACCCTCTCTCTCTATTTCGTAGCCAACGCCTCCAAGCGTCAACTCAATTGAACTATTAAGCCCCTGCAGCTTTTCCAATAGACACCCTGCGCCCTCCTGATATCCCCCTGCGGCTTTCACTCGGGCGGCGTAAAGCCTTGCCTGTATCTCTGGTGTGGTACCTGTTGGCCCGTCCCAAATTTCAACCCTGTGCAGTTTACCTGTAATAGAATAAAAAGAGCCGTAGTATTTGCGTGCCATATTGCGAAATTAACCCCTTTTGCTGTCTTTATTGTAACGCTCCAACACAATAGCCAAATCTCGCCCTGTAATTGTTGTACTTGCTACAAATCCGCTGCTGTCTGAAGTGTTAAGCAAGCCCTGCAATTTATCCAGCGGCGCAATAACCTCAGGATTACTACGAGCGTTTGGATATTCCCCCATAAGTCCCAACGTAGGGCCTGAAACAATACCACCATCGGCAAAGGCCGTAACGTCTGGCCCCTCTTTTAAAGAGTTGCGCACGATGGCTGCCCCTGCAATCAAAGCAATACCTGCAACCGCTGCCCCTGCAGGATTTGTAAGTATTAATTTTTGGAAAGCGTCAGAAGCTACAGCCGTAGCAATCAAAGCCTTACCGAGGGCGTCCATAAAGGCAGCAATTGCCCCTAGCATATTTTTACCGAAATTTTTGCCCGCGTCTTTTTCTCCTGTGGCAAGATCCCCGAGGAACTGGCCAAAAGATACAGCCGCTTGGGTTTGCAAAGTAGCAAAGGCTGCGTTTGCCTGTTGTAGCGCTATCTCTGTTTTGTCTGCCCAAGCCTGAGTGTCAACCGCTGCAGCATATTGCGCCGCCTTTTGCTTTTGGAACGCCTCGCTAGAGCGGTCAGCCATCGCCTCAAACTTTGGAGGCAGGGCGTCGATAGTTGTGGCAATTACTTGCGCATCCTGTGCAATCTCGTCAGCGCCAAAAATATCCTCAGAAGTTAGAGGGCCAGCTTGTTTAAATTTCTGCTGCGAGGCGCTAATATCGTCAAGCGCTCGCTGCGTTTCTGTTTTGGCTTCAGTGATCGGATCCAGTGGGATAAATTGATTATCTCCGCTGCCCTTTGTTCTGCCTGTTTTGTCAATAGCCGCCTGCAGTTTTGCAATCTGTTTATCTAGGCTCTCAGCGTCTTTTGCGCCTTGCTTTAGTGAGGTGTTGTAATTCTTTTGCGAATCGTTTGCCTCGTTAACTTTTGGCGTAAGTAGTGCAACCTGATCACCCGCGTTTTTGATTGCGTTGGTATACAATTGCGTTGCGGCTGCAGCGTTTTGATTTATGTAAACCTCAGTACCTGCAGCGGCTGCGTTTGCAATCCGTGAGCCTAGCACGGTTTTCATTAACCCATTTTGGGACTTTTGCGCCTCGTTTATATCCTCAATTCTCTTGAGTTCTATCTCGGCAATCTTCGCAGCGGCTTTGTCAACTATAGCCTTTTGGATGCTTAAATTTATGCTATCTAGTACGCGATCGTTTAGCGTTTTTAACCCTGCGGCTGTTTTGATATTTAAGTCATCAACAGCAATCCCAGCGTCTTTAAGAGCCATAAGAGCGCCCTGTCTTTTCTCTTCGCTTTGAGTAGTGTCGTTAACGATATCGAGATAGGTTTGCAATTCAATAGCAGAACTACGAGCGTCCTGTGTTGCATCTCTTAACTCCTTGTTTACCTCGCCCTGAATCCTTGCAAACTTTTGCGCCTCAGTTTCAGCCGTTGCAATCGCCACACCAATAGCAGCAATCGCAGCAGCAGCTACTAGATAAGGGTTTGCTTTAATCCATTGCCCTACATCCTTAGCAGCGTTGGCCAAACCGCCGTACTCCTTTGACAAATCGCGCACCTGCATAGCAGCGGCCGAAAAGTTAAGAGCTGCGTTAGTTGCCATCAATGCCTTGCGCAGTTCCTCGTTATCGTCTGCCACGATAGCCATAATTGACGATACAGAACTGAATGAGGTAGCCAATCCGTTAAGGCTTGCACGAGTTGCCCCGTTTACTGTCTTTTGCTCTCTGGATGCCTTATTTGCGTCCGTGGTGGCTTTGGCTAGTTGTTTCTCCAGTTCTATCTCTTTGGCTAGCTCTGCATCCAGTACCTTTTTCTCGTTTACTAAATCCGCAATCCCCAACTTTTGCCCAGCAATGGCAGCCTTTACAGCGTCCATTTCTTTGCGCAGTGCTCTCTGGCCTTTGATATCGGCGGCAGACATTGCGGCGCTTTTATCGCGAAGGCTTTGGAGTTGCTTTTGATATTCTAGCGTGATTTGTTTCTGGTCGTTTATTGCTTGGCTTACCTCTTTAATTGCATCCCGTACCGACATATTACCCAACGCGCTAGCAATTGCCTCGCCTGCCTTTTGGCTTGCGTCTTGCATCCTTTGCGCGCCTTTTTCCACCGTCTGCGCGGCGTTGGCGATATTTTTATTTAAACCCGATACGTCTGCACCGAGCGCAATATTTATACTACTGTGCGCTGCCATTATCTTGTGTAGTTAATTATAAAGTCCATTCCAATAGTTGACACCCCTGCAAATCCTGCGTTATCGTCTGCAAGGTGCACCTCGCCCTCGTATTCAATAACTTGCACGGGCACCCCGTTAAAAGTGGCGGGGGTTGTTACCTCCATAGCATTGCGCACCAAATCACCCACAGCAATCGCTGAGGCGTAGGTGGTGGCCACGATCATAACCTGCACCCTCGTAAAGTCCGAATGGCTTGGCCCGCTCTTTGTCATATTGCCCCGATTGCTTACAACTTGGTAAGCGATAGCAGGCAAGGCGCTAGTTTCTGGAATCCTTAGCGGATTAATTCGAGAGCCTACAACTGCAGTAAGTGCTGAGTTGCTGCTGAGGATATTATAAAGGGCTTTAACGGCTTTCACGCTTGAGGGGGTGGGGTTAGTTTGTTAAAAATGTGCTTATACTTTTCAATTGTTTTCTGCACGCTTTCGGCTTGCTGTTCCCACGGGAAGCGCATTAGCTTTTGCGGCGCGATTGGTTTCTTTAAGTGTGGCGCGATAATAGTGGCGGCAATCCATCGGCTTACTTCCCACTGGTTTTGATATTGTTGGGTTTGCGCTTTCCGCATCCCGTGCAATCTCAGGCGAAAGTAAAAAGGTGAGCAATTAGCAAAATCTGCCTCTAGCATCAGCATCTCGCCGTAACCTATTTGCTTAAGGCGGTCAAAGGTCAACGGCTCGGCCTTTCCGCCTGTTACTTTCCCTGCACTGGGGCCACGTCATCGGCAGGCTTGAAAAATTCCTCTACCGCTTTAGTAAATCCAATGATTGCAGGCTCCAACTCGTTAAAAGCTTTTACCTCATCGGCCAAATCGTCAATATTTGCAAAGGGGCACTTTTCGCCAATTTTGCGATATCCCCCCTGTATGCCAGCAAAAGCACAAGCCCTGCCAAATTTTAAGGAGTTACTCGCGGTTTTGGTGCTCATAACCTTGCCCAACTTTGCAAAATCGTCCACCTGCAAATCAGAAAAAACTTGCTCAATTGCCAACATCGAAAAATAAAGGGGATGGCTAGCACCCCCTATTTTGATTTGCTGCATATTATGGGGTTACAGTGCTAACAGTCAAAGCGCCAGTACCTTGCAAAGACGCTGTGAAAGTAGTTACGTCGTTGTTTGGTGCGCTTAAAGTCAAGTTAGAAAAGAAAGCCGAGCCGCTTAATTTGATATCGCCGCTGACATTTGAAGTCATTACAGCAGTGATAGAAGTTCCAGCTGCGAGGTCTGTGTAAATATCCTTCCAAGAGATTTGAGAAACGCCGCCGTCCTCTTCAAACATACCGTCTATATTCATAGTCCAGCCGCCTTCGCCTACGATAAATTCTTTCCAGCCTGCGCTGTCTTTGTTTGTTACGTCGATCATATCCTTAGTTACGTCGAAGTCGTTAGAGGTCGCATTTGCGATTTTTGTCAATGTACCGCTTACATCTTTGTAAATTGCGATAAGTGTTCCGTTTACTACGTTTGCAGTTGCCATTTTATATATTTTTTTTTATTTCACTGTGAAGCCTGCCTTGTGAGCTTTGTCTGCGATTATACGCACTAGATCCCGCTCAGTATTGGCAATAAATGTATCTTTATAAGAATTAAACGCCCTGCTCATTTGATTGTGTGCAGGCATTTTACCACGATTTGCGCCGTTGTATTCTCGCTGTTGTGTCCCGTGCTCGTAAATATAGGCGTGATATCCTTTATAACCTCCGTAAACTCTGGCACCAATTAAGCGCACAGCAGCAAATCTAAAGCGCGGATTTTTGTCGATAAAACCGATAGAGCGGGATAAATTACCCGTATCGTCTTGCACGTTGTTTTGCGCTAAACTTATAAACTCTTTGCTATTTTTTTCAATGACTCCCCCAACTACCTGCGTAGGCAAACCCAGCGACTTTATTCCGCTGATTGCTTGCTGTAACTGGGTGTTAAAGTTAGTCATTTTTGTAGCTGATTTCCGTATGCAATTTAATATACATCCGTCGTTCTAGGTCAGCAATTGCAATAATGTTGTATTTGTTAGAGTTCCAAACAACCCGATCCGATACTTTTATATTGCTGTCGTATCTGATTGTGAAATTGACGGTTTGCTTATTTTCGCGGCGGTCGGCGTTTACCTCTTCGCTACCTGTTTCCAACTCAACTACACGCGCCCACGGTGCAGCAATCTCCGCCCAAGTTTGGAGTTTCTCGCCTGTGTTGGTGTCTGTCGTTTCGGTGTAGCGCTGAATACTTACAGGCTCATCCATTAGCCCTGCGTTCATATAATTACAGGAATTTTGTAAGAGTCCAAAAGATAGTGAAACCCAAAATTTAGCGGAGTGTTGTTTACGCCCACAGTGATAGCCATACGATTATCGTAGTACTGCCCAATCAATAAAAGCGCCGCGTGCTTAACTGCAGCAGGGAAAATAGTATCTGGCGCAACGTTAGCCGTGCCCACTGGATTAAATCCCTCGCTTACTTCAACAATGTACTTTATTACGTCATCCGTTACGC